TTACTTATAATTTTAGCCTTTATTTTATGGATAGAATGCTAATGGAAGAGAGCAACGAAACGGAAGTTTTGTCTGATATGACATTAGTAGGTCAGGATATAGTAGCGCAGTTAAGATACCCCAAAGCTATATGGGATATTGGCGAAACTGCACCTATGACTTATTTCACCGAAAGCGACCCCGATTATCTAGCCGGAGTTAAGATAGATATTACAATGGAATTACCATACTTAAATGACCGATGCCAGATTCCGAGCATCTATAATTATACAGAATGATAGGCAAAAAAATTAACCAATTAGCTACTGAGTTAGCTCCACAGAGTACAGATTTAACTATTATAGGCGACCCGATTAGTGGAGTAAGTAAGAAGATAACACTTGCACAATTAGGGGCTATTTTTAGCGGTGCAGTTAGCTTTTATACTAACCTTGCAGCCTTCCCCGTGACTGGCGATATTAACGTTATTTATTGCGCCAAAGACACCCAGAAACTTTACTTATGGTCTGGCTCTGCTTATGTAGAGGTATTCCCTTCACAAGCACTTTTAGATACTTACCAATTAAGAAGTGAGAAGGGCAACGCTAATGGCTATGCTTCTTTGGATAGTTTAGGTAAAGTGCCTATCAGTCAGCTACCTAGTTCAATTATGGAATATAAGGGAACTTGGAATGCAGCGACTAACACCCCTACACTTGCAAACGGAACGGGAGACACAGGCGATGTGTATATTTGTAACGTAGCCGGAACAGTAAACTTTGGAGCTGGCCCTTTGACTTTTGCGGTTGGCGATTATGTAATCTATTCAGGAACTATATGGCAGCGTTCAAGCGGTGCGGTAGGTACTGTAACAAGCGTAGCTGCATCTATTACAGGAAATAGCGTTTCAATAAGTGGCTCTCCTATCGTTACAGCAGGCACGTTGGCTTTTGCTTTTGCCGGTAACGCTACCCAGTATGTAAGAGGCGATGGTCAATTAGCTACCTTACCTACAAATGGTGGCGGTGGTGGTGCTTCTGTTTCTTACTATTTAAACGGATCTATTAATCAAGGTACTTTAGGCGGTGTTACTTATTACGAAATGAATAAGACACCTATTATTGGTGCAGGTACAGATTTTACAAGAAGTTCAAACGGATATATAGCATCGTTTTTAACTGATGCTAACGACCCTGCTTTGTTAAATATCCCTGCCGGTAACTTTAATTTTGAAACATATTTTCAGGCTTCAAGCGGTGGCGGTAGTCCAACATTTTATATTGAGTTATACAAATATAATGGCACTACTTTTACGCTTATTGCTTCTAATAGCACAAGCCCTAAATTAATAAATGACGGAACAAATATTGAGGCTTATTTTAGTGCCTTAGCAGTTCCGCAAACGACTTTAACTTTAACGGATAGGTTAGCTATTCGCATCTATGTTACAACGGCAGGTAGAACGATTACTCTACACACAGAGAACGGACATCTTTGCCAAGTTGTTACTACGTTCACAACAGGCTTAACGGCTTTAAATGGATTGACTGCACAAGTACAATACTTAGCAACAGGTACAAGCGGTAGTGATTTTAACATAGCAAGTGCAAGTGCTACACATACTTTTAATCTACCTACGGCTAGTGCAACTAATAGAGGTGCTTTATCAAGTGCAGATTGGAGTGTATTTAATGCAAAAGAACCTGCTATTACTTTGGGAACTACTGCACAATATTTTAGGGGAGATAAAACTTTTCAAACACTAAACACAACGGCAGTTCCAGAAGGCACTAACCTTTATTTTACGAATGCTCGTACTATTGCAAGTACCTTAACGGGTTACACAAGCGGAGCAGGAACGATAACTTCAAGCGATAGCATTTTAAGTGCGATACAAAAGTTAAACGGAAATATTGGTGCTTTAACTACGGGCGTATCAAGCGTAAACGGCTTAACGGGTGCGGTTACTTTAACAACATCTAACATTGCAGAAGGCACTAACCTATACTATACCGAGGCAAGAGTAAACGCTAATACTAACGTAGCAGCAAATACCGCAGCAAGACACAATGCAGTAACAATAGGCACGGCTAATGGTCTTAGCTTATCTACTCAGGTTTTAAGTTTAGGCTTAGCTTCTACAAGTACAACAGGTGCTTTAAGTTCTACTGATTGGAACACCTTTAACAACAAGACAAGTAACACGGGTACAGTAACAAGTGTAGGCTTATCTTCTGCAACAAGCGGAGTAACTATTGGCTCTACACCTATTACTACAAGTGGAACTATTACTTTAGCTATTGCTACTGCAAGTGGTTCTCAGCAAGGTTTATTATCAAGCAGCGATTGGAATACGTTTAACAACAAACAAAACGCTTTAACTAACCCAGTAACGGGTACAGGAAATAATAACTTTATTCCTAAATTTACTACAACAGGAAGTACAATAGGTAATAGTATTTTACAAGAGGGAACCAATGCAATAGGATTAGGAGTTACACCGAGTGCGTGGAGTCAATTTACTGCATTACAATTAGGTGGAAATACTTATAGTGCTATTGCTTCAAGTAATAACTATATAATTGTATCAGCTAATACAGTTTATGATGGTAGTGATTTTAAATATATTACAACAGGCGCAGCTTCAAGGTATCAGCAATCTGGTGGTGGACACGAATGGCATACCGCTCCATCAGGAACGGCAGGTAACGCTATATCCTTTACCCAAGCAATGACGTTAGATGCGAGTGGTAGATTGGGGATTGGTACTACATCGCCAAAAGCAAACTTACACGTTAGGAATAGTGCTACAAGTTTATCAAGTTCTACTGTTACTTATTCAAATACTACTACACAAGGATTAATATTAGACCAACAAACAAATACTAATAATAACGGTAGTGTAATATGGTTTAATAATGATGATTTATTTTCTGCAATAGCATCTGGCAGACCATCTAATGGAAATTGGGGAACTGATTTAAGATTTTACACACACCCAGACGTAACAACTAATCAACTTGATGTTACCGAACGTATGCGCATAACAAGTGGGGGGGAAGTTCTTGTAAATTCAACTTCAACAGGTTTAGGTTTTGTTAATGCTTCTAAATTTGGTTCGTATCAACCTTATAATGGTGACTCAAACTCAACTGGAATTAGTTCACAAAGAACTGCTGGTATGTTTGCGGTTAGTGGTGGGGATAATTCTAACAACCAAGGTTCTTATAGTTCTATTGTTGCAAATGTTCAATATGGCGCATCAAACAATCCCGGTGCTATATTTAGAGGTTACGGAAATACTACATTAGCGGTTCAAATAAACTACAATGGAAATATTACCAATACAAACAATAGCTACGGAGCAATTTCTGATATAAGCTTAAAGGAAAATATTAGTGATACTACTTCTAAACTTGCTGACTTACTAAAAGTTAAAGTTAGAAACTACAACCTAATAGGAGATGACAAAAAGCAAATAGGGGTAATAGCACAAGAACTTGAAACTATATTTCCTTCTATGATTGAAATAAATTCGGAAGGGTTAAAGTCAGTTAAGTATTCAGTATTTGTACCTATGCTTATTAAAGCAATTCAAGAATTAAACGATAAAATAAAATAAAAATGGCAACAACTTACAAATGGGTAGTTAGTTCTTTAGACAGTTACCCAAAAGATGCAGAAGGTTTAACAGACGTAATCTGCGTAATACATTGGAGATACCAAGCAGAGCAAGTAGACGGAGACAAGACATACTTTGCTGAGGTTTACGGAACGTTAAGCGTAGCTTCTCCTAACCCTTCGGACTTCGTACCTTATGACCAAGTTACCTACGAAATGGTATGCGGTTGGTTAGAAGCAGGACTTGACCAAGTATCTTTAGACGAGAACTTAGATAGCCAGATTGCAGATCAAATCAATCCTAAGGTTATATCTTTGCCTTTGCCGTTTCAAAATCCTTAATATATCTTTACAAATAAAAAACAACGTATGAAAAACAAACAACTATTACAATTAGTAAGCAGCATCAATGCCGTAATTGGTAACCAAGAAAGCAAAACCCAAAAGAAGCTTTTTAAGTTATACGAGAAGGTTAAAAAGTATCACGAAGACTATCAAGCAGAAGTTGAGATTTTACGTTTAGATAATGCGCAAACTGACGATAAGGATTGCTTACTACTTGATGAGAAGGGAAATTATCGCTACTCTAAAGAAGGCATCAAGAAGCTTACTAAGGACATTGAGGCTTTAAATGATAAAGAATTTGACTTTGTAATAATTAACGTAGTTAATCAAGAAGGGCTTAAGGACTTTACCTTTTTAGAAGATTGGACTACCGGAATAGAATTTAACAAACAAGAAGAAGAAGAACTATAAATGGAAAATAACCACCAAGCAGACCAATCAACAATGGTATCATTAGTAAGTGCGACAATTAGCATTACAAGTATTCAACCACTATTCACATTGATTGCAAGTTTGGTGGCTATTGTTTCTGGCGGTATGGCTATACGCTATTACTATAAAATGACTAAGAAACTAAAATGAGATTAATACTTTTAGCTTTATTACTTACTTCGTGCGCTTCTGTAAAGAAAGCATCGGAGCGTCTAGATAGCACAGTAGTCAAAACATTTGATTCTGTGCGTGTAGTCGTTTTAGATAGCGTTACTAAAATAGTAGAAAAAGAGGAATATTTCACTAAAACGATTACTTATTACGATACGCTCTGGGTTACTAAGGATAGTATGATAACTATTCCTAAATACACCGAGACCTATACAAGAGGCACAAAAGAGAAACAAACGGATAGTAAGCAGACTAAGACGGACTCAATGGCTCTAAATCGCACAGAAACAACCCAAATTTCGAAGATAACTAAAAATAAGGATAAGTCCTTTGGCGAGTTTTATAAGGCTCTAATAACCCTTATATTGATAATAACGCTAATCTTATTCTTTTGGAAACGTAAATAATATGGCAAAAGCAGCAAAAAGCGTAAACGTATCGGCAAACCCGTTACCTATTACATTCAAGGAATTTAGTAAAAACCCTGTCGTTGGTATGCTATTTTTATGTATCTGCGGCATCAGTTATTTGTATATAGACAACGCAAAGCGTAACGAAAAGCAAGACGAAAAGATAGGCAGCTTGTATGAAATGGTGCGTAAAAGTGATAGCAGCAACGCAGCAAGTACGGCTCGTTTAGAAATGGCAGTAGACTTAAAGGCTTTAAAAAAGTTTAAGTAAATGCGTTATTTGATATTGGTAGCATTGATAGGTTGCGGAGTTAAACAAGACACGCAATTAGAAACGCTTAAAAATAAAGTAGAACAAAGCCAGATGCAGAGTGTAGAGGTGCAAGGGGTGGCAGCTCAGGATAATAAAAAGGTAATTACTAAGACAGTAAAAACAATAGTTACCTTAAAGGAAACAGTAAAAGAATTAAAAACAGAACTAAATGAAGTTAAGGCTAAATTGGATTCTGCTAATTCTATCGATACTAATAGCACCAAGTTTCAGCTTCGCCCAATACGTTAAGAAGATAGGCGGTGAGGACAAGATTGTTATTAGCCGGTCAGAAGGCGAGAAGATTAACAACTCTTTTGATAGTCTAACTAATTTAGTAAGCTACCAGAACACCCGTATAGATAGCTTATTAAGAGCTAACATTAAGACAAGGGATAGCTTACGCATTGACTTACTTACCTTAAAAGATACTTTAACACAACGCAATAAAATTGCGATTGATACGTTAAGCGATTATCGAAACAGGTACTATAAAAATATAGCAATTTATGAGCAGTACGAAAAAGCGGTGCAGTTTGAAATAAAACTACACAGGCTTAACTCTGTTTTGTTTGCTATGCTAACTTTATTTCTATACTCACAAATAAATTAAAATGCAATTAAACGACAGAGGCAAAGACCTAATCAAATTATTCGAAGGCTGCAAATTAGTAGCTTACAAATGCAGCGCAGCAAAAGATACTATCGGCTATGGCAATACCTTTTATGAAGACGGAACACCTGTAAAGCCCGGCGATAGGATTACGCAACAAAGAGCAAATGAGTTATTTGAAATCATAGCTAAGGACTTTGCTGATAGAGTTAAGCCATTACTTAGGAGTACAGTTACACCTAATCAGTTCGCAGCACTTACAAGTTTTGCATATAACGCAGGTATCGGTAACCTTAGAAGCTCTACTTTATTAAGAAAAGTAAACGCTAACCCTAACGACCCTACAATAGCTCAGGAGTTTGCTAAATGGAACAAGGCTGGGGGCAAAGTATTAGCAGGACTTACCAGACGCAGAGATGCAGAATCTAAATTATACTTTACACCTTAAATTAAAAATATGAAATGGTTAGCCAACTTATTAGCAGACGAGAGAGGTAGCGTATCTACAAAGCGTGTTATTGCTTTACTATCGGCTTTATTTATTTGTATTACCTTATTAGCTAATAGCTTTACGCATCAAGAAATTGCCCCTTCGGATAAACTTGTAGATGCCGTTATGGTTATTTGCATAGCTGCGATGGGTACTACTACAATAGATAAATTCAGCCAAAAATAAACAATGCTAAAATCAAAACGCAAACGACTATTCTTTGACATCGAAACCTCGCCAAACGTTGGCTTCTTCTGGTCTGCCGGATATAAACTTAATGTAACTGCTGATAGCATAATTCAAGAACGTGCTATCATTTGCATCTGCTATAAGTGGGAAGATGAAAAAGAGGTTTACCACTTACAATGGGATAGCAAACAAAACGACAAACGAATGCTACAAAGTTTTATAGAAGTAGCAAACACCGCATCTGAGTTAGTAGGACACAACGGAGACAAGTTCGATTTAGCGTGGATAAGAACACGCTGCTTGTTTCATGGCATTGAGATGTTCCCTAAGTACGTTACTATTGACACGTTAAAAGTAGCAAGGCAAAAGTTTAGATTTAATAGCAACAAGCTGAATTACATAGCTGACTATTTAGGCATTGGCACTAAGATAAAGACTGAGTATAGTTTATGGAAAGACATTGTCTTGCATAAGGATAAAGTGGCTATGGCTAAAATGATTAAGTACTGCCAAAAGGATGTAGTTTTATTGGAGCAGGTGTTTAACGCACTTAAAAACCATATCGAACCTAAAACGCATTACGGAGTTATTTTCGGTCAGGATAGAGGCACTTGCCCTGAGTGTGGCAGCGATGAGATAACAATACAAATGAGGCGCACAACCGCAACAGGAGTAAAGAAGATTTTATATAAGTGCAAGACTTGTTTTAAGATACATAGCAAAACAGACAAATAAAATGGATAGCAAAATATTAGCAGCAGTTATAGAAGATATGCGTAGCCGGGAAGCAAAAGGCAAAGAGGAGTATAATTGTACCTTAGATAGAACTGATTTAAAAGAAGACGAGTGGATGAGATATGCTTATGAAGAAGCATTAGATTTAAGTTTATACCTAAAAAAAATTATGTTAATCAATGCGCCTCAAAAAGATATTTAGCTTTGGTAATATCTTAGACCGAGAAACCTACGAGCAACTCAGGGAACTAGACTACAACAACCCAAACTTTAAGGGTTGTGGAGATGAGTTTCAGTTCAACCGGGAGTGGTGGGTTATCTTAGATGAAGGCGAGATAGTAGCTTATTGTGGCTCTATTTATTCCAAAGGCATCTGCATATTCAACAGGGCTTGGGTTAAAAAATCACATAGAGGGCAAGGCATACAAAGACGAATGATTAAGACCCGGCTCAAAGCTGCATCTACTTTTTGCCACATAGCTATCACTTACACAACCTTAGACAATTTCCCTTCCGCTAATAACCTTATAGATTGTGGGTTTAGGCTTTACTTACCCGAATATTCTTACGGGGGTTCTGACAAACTTTATTTCCAGAAGCTGCTATAAAAGGTAGTATTTTTACTACTTTTGGCTGCATTTTACTATCGACTTTGTCAAGTTATACCTTTACTTTATTACAATTTTAGTCAAAATTTAGCTTTACTTTGTACGTTCTGACGTACATAATTGGTAATAAACTGCACAATTTGATGTGCAAACGCAACCTTGTTGCAAAAATAATTTTAAAATATTTTAATACTTTTGCACTTTGTATTGTTAATTGTAGTAGATTTGTGCAAACAAAACACAAATGACACATTTAACCACCTACCAGAAGTTCCAATATCAGCGATATGGGAACATCTTACTGCAAGACGGGAGCAGTACACAAAACCCGTATGACCCGAAATTACTGCCTGAGAATTACGATTACGAGGATGACGATTACACCTTT